TGTGCTGTGTGTCCACAGAATGACATCTCATCCTAATGAATGGATGTATTCAGAATTGCACGTGCTAAAAGTGAAAGAAACTGAAACAGGTGGAAGATGTACACCTTTTGAACAGCCTATCAAATTGCGAATGAGTCGTAACAATGTAGGCTTTGAATTTCTAGGCAAAGATATTTTACACAGCAAAAAAACAGAAGTAAACGAAATAATATTTTGATACCATTAATACTTACATTACTACTAACATTAACCCTTATGCTTTTTTGGGGGCAGTTGAATAATGCACAAATGCACATAGGACTTTTGATGGGGTTAGTGTGTGGTGCTTTGTATTCTTATGTAGACATAGAAGAAGAAGGTGTAACAGAACATACGTTGCAATGTTGCATATTTATAATTAGTTTTACAGTAATATGGGACACCCCCTTAAATGGTTAGAACTTGTTGCTGCACAGCATAAGGATTGGGTAGCTATCATCAATAGTTTTGGTGAGTATAGATATGCAGAAGATATTGTGCAGGAGATGTACTTTGTACTTATAAAGTATGCAAGTGAAGAAAAGGTCATAAAGAATGGTAAAGTAAGTAGAGGTTATGTGTTCTTTACTTTAAGAAGTTTGTACTATCAATATTACAACAAAAAGAAAAAGGTTGGGTTTGTTTTTATAGACCACGATGACGTATATACACAACTACCTCAACAAGACAACATAGAAGAAAACGAAGCGTTTCACAAAATCTGTGAATTAGTAGATGAGGTAGCAGATGGGTGGAGTTGGTACGATAAGAAGCTGTGGAAGCTATATAGTCAAACGGATATGAGTATGCGTAAACTTGCAGCAGAAACATCAATAAGTTGGGTAAGTATTTATCACACTTTAAAACACCTTAAAGAAGATTTAAGGGATAAACTAGAAGAAGAATATTTAGATTTTAAAAACAAAGAGTATGAGCGAATTACCACCAAAAGACAAAAGGACTAAAGCCTACAAAGAGTGGGTTAAGAACCACGAACAAACAAGTACAGGGGTAGGAGATACTGTACAGAAGATTACAAAAGCAACAGGAATAGAGAAGGCAGTTAAATTCTTAGCAGGTGAGGACTGTGGATGTGATGAACGCAAAGATAAACTTAACTACTTATTCCCCTATCAAAAGCCAAATTGTCTTACAGAAGATGAATTTAATTATTTGTCAGATCGTGTAGGTAAACTTAACAAGGTAACACCTGAAGAACAAAAAAGTTTGTTAGTAATATACAATAGGGTTTTTAAAGACAATAGAGAATTAACAGGTTGTAGCACTTGTTTTTTAAATGGGGTATGGAAGAAGTTAGAACGTGTTTACAAAGAATATCTTGGGTAGTCTAATAAGAAATAGAAACCAAGTAAAGCAAGTTATTGACTTTACAGGTGTACAGAATGGAAAACTACACCCAAGTGATATTGATTTTGTATTAGAGTTTGACAATGAGATACTGATACTTGGAGAAGTCAAAAGAAAGTACAACCGTATTCCTACAGGACAAAAGCTAATACTAGAACGCATTTGCGATGCTTGGGGCGAGAAGTCAATAGCTATCAAGGTAGAACATCAGTTTAATGATGATTCCAAAAATATTCCTTTAGAACAATGTAAGGTAACAGCGTGGTATGAACCGAAGGTTGGTTGGCATTTTTTAAAAGAGCCTTATGATTTTATAGAATTTATCAATAACTTAGGCAAGAAATGGAATAATAAAAAATGTAGTTTCTAATGAGAGATACAATGCAAAAGAAGTTTGATAACCTTGATGACCTTAAACTTACTAATTCACTTCTGATAATGCAGGAGAATGTAAGCGAGTGGTGTAACGCAAGACCTGAAAACGAACAACTGAAAGAAGTAAGAGAAGCACTTCTAAATGTTACATTCATTACAAACAAATTACAGCTAGACAGGGGAACATACCATTTAGCGATTGACCAATATAGAAACCAATCTACAAGGTCAATAGAACGTGCTAGGAAAGCAGATAAAAGAATTGCAGAACTAGAGAAACAATTATCAATATATAAGAAGAAAGAAGAACTAGGATTATGATGCAAAAACTATTAGTAGGGTATGTTCTGTTTAGAACAATAGAATTTTTTATAGTATGGACTTGGAATAATTTTATAAAATGAGTGATACAGTAACAAAGTATTTTGAGAATGTAGACAGCACTATTCCTATCAAGAAAACAGACAAGATAGTAGATGATGTAATAAGCAAATACAGACAACGTAGTGAACTAGGAATACAAAAGTATAACACAACATTACAAGACAACCCAGATGGATTCTATGCCTTCTTAAACCACCTACAAGAGGAACTGATGGATGCTACATTATATATTGAGAAATTAAAGCAGCAGAAATGAAAGAAAGCGAATTAATACAGATGAGAAATAGAATAGCTAATATGGAAAAAGTATTAGTTGCTGTCATTCTTAGATTGGAAAAATTAGAAGGTGTAGAAAAAAAAGATAGTGAATAACTTGTTTATATCAGAAATGTTCTTTAGATTGCGGTATAATTTTAAAACAAACAATTATGAAGAATGTATTAACACAAATTACTAAATTAGAGAAAGAAGTCTTAGAGATTATTTCTTGGGGTGATGATTATGAAGAAACCCCTGCTGAATGTTTTGATGGGATATTAGAACCTTTTAGCGGTACATCAGAACAATTAAAAGGAGTATTGAGTTCACTAAGTCAAAAGGAACTTATATTTATTTCAGAATATCCAAACGGATTATCTTCTTATCATTTAGAACAATAAAACCACAGGGGGAGAAATCCCCCTTTTTTAATACAAACAATTATGATATACGAACAAGAAAGTTGGTGGGTAGAGTACGAGTACTCAAACTACACAGAAGAACAATTAGACAACATCTTAGATAATGCAGATAGTTATTTAGATGGACACGTTAAACGAGCAAGATTTGAGAAAATAAAAAGACAAGCAATATGATTACACTACTAAACAACGAGCATTGGCAAAAGGAAGAAATCCTTGCAGAGATGTACGATGATAACTTCTACTATGGACACTTAGGTAAACACGCGCTAAGCAGCAGCAGTCTAAAGATGATTCTTAAATCACCCAAGACTTACAGAAACGTAACTAAGTATGGCGACCCTAGTTCAGACAGTCCTGCATTAGCACAGGGTAAGTTAGTACATTGGATGATATTAGAACCACACAAAGTAGATGAGTTACACTTTGTAGAAGCATCAACCAAGAACACCAAGATATACAAAGAAGCGAAAGCAGCACACGGTGAGGTATTTCTGAACAAAGAGAAGAGCCAAGCAGAGAGAGTTGCAGATGCTGTACTAAGAAACGAAGCAGCACTTAAACTACTAAACAAATCAGAGTTTGAAGTACCTGCAATAGAAATGATAGAGGGGTTACCATTTAGAGCAAAGGCAGACATACTACAAGGTGATACAATAATTGATTTAAAGACTTCTGCTGACCTTTCTCAATTTCAATGGTCTTGTTCTAAATATGGATATGACTTACAAGCATACTTATACAAAAGAATGTTTGGTGCTAAAGATTTTAAGTTTTTAGTAGTTGATAAGGGAAGTACTGATATAGGCATCTTTGAAACTACTGACGAGTTCATAGCAAGAGGTGAGGACAAATTCAAACAAGCAGTAAGCAACTACAAGTACTTCTTCCAAGAGGAAAACGATATAGACCAATATGTAATGAGAGGAATTTTATAAAACAAACAATTAAAAACAATTATTATGAGTAAAGTAAATTTAAAAATCGGAGTTCAAGAAACAGTAACAGCTAATCTTTTAAACCCATCTGACATCAACCGTGCAATAGATGAAGCACACGTAGAAAGATTTGAGGAAAAACTAACACGCAATGAATGGCTTGACCCAATTAAGGTGGATAATCAATACAACATCTTAGAAGGACATCACAGATACTATGCAGCCTTAAATTTAAAGCAAGAAGTAGTACCTGTGTATAAATGTTATTGGTTAGACAACCTAACAGAAAAAGAACGATTACAGGTTATATTACAGTATAATGCAAGTAACCTAAATTGGAAGAACGAAGATTACTTAGAGAAGTATGCGGAGATAGACAACGGGTACAACTACGTATATCAAAAGTGGAAGAAGTATAGCACAAACCTAACGGTGGGTACTGTATTAAGTATATATATGGTTTACGATTCATCGAGGTTTAAAGCAGGGGAATGTAATTTAAGAGGTTCAAGATTGGCAGATTACTTGGCAGATAGACTTAGTAATTTTGTAAAAAAATATGGTAAAGCAAAAGCACAATCTTACAGCCTTAGAGAGATAGTGAAAGTATGCCATAAAGCAAGTTCAATGACTGCTGTTGAGTATATACTGAAAAGGTATGATGATATGCTTTTGAATAACCACAGCAGACTAACTTCAATAGCTGAATTTAGACCACACATTAACGATGTTTTATCAGAATATATTAAGATAACAAATGATTAAATTATACAACCAAGATTGCTTAGAGGCTATGGCAGAGTTAGAGGATAATTCCTTTGACCTTGCTATTGTTGACCCTCCTTATGGGATTGGCTTTGGTGAGTTCAACAGGAC